AGCATTGAGACGCTTAAATCCGCCTGTTCCATCCGGATCGCGGAGGTCGAGCACCGAAATCCCTTGTCTGTATGCGGTATACAAACGGCAAAACAAATTGTTCCATTTTCAAAAAACATTTTGTTCCCGGTTTACCTTTATTAACACAAAACAAAATGTGCATTTTACTACAAAAAATAGAGGCAACTTATTCAGTTGCCTCTATTTTCGCTCTGAACCTTCGAAAAAGATCAATGGTTGGGTAAAATGTTGGATTCTCCCAATTCTTTGAGATCATCTGAACCATCGCCTCTATATGACTTTTGCAGTCTATTACTTTGATGCATTTATCCAAAACTAGTTCGCCTTTCGGGTAGGTCTTATTAGTGAGGGTATCCTGTGCCCACGAAAGTAACTCTCTGATCGATTCTTGATCATATTTGTTTTCTTCTGTCATAGTTCTTTGTATATTTATCACTACACCAACATCATTTCTTTTTAATATTCTTGGCTGGTTGACTTAATTTCTCAAACCTAACAATACCATTTATTGACACTTTACCTGGTAATACATGTATATTCATCGATATAACTTTTTTTTCACAAATCATATTTTGTAATTTGGGATTCATAATTTTATTGTTATCAGTTAATTAACAGTCACCACCATATTCCGTAAATTATGTTGTAGAATTATTCTTCGTATCTTCGTGCATCATTACACGAATCGATTCACTGGTTGAATAAAGACAAATATGCTTACCTTCCTTCTTATATTTTTTAGTTAATCTTTTCAATGAATCAATTAACTCATCTAACTCACCTGCTTTGGGTGCGCATTGAATCTCAGCTTCTGTTTGATATTTAATCATTTCTTTTGCCTTTTCGGGAGAAAGAAACTCTCCCTTATCAGTTCTGTATCCATACTTGCCCGTCACATTGTTAAAAGTCCAACCTTCAAGAAAAGTACCGCAATGCTCGCAGGTCCTTTTAATGTCACTGTTTTCGCGACCACACTTTTTGCATCTCATATAATTATTTGATTATTAAATCTTTATATCCCCAAAGACTAGAACCTTTTCAATCTTTTCCTGTCCCAAGTTCGCTTTACCGTTTAATATTATAAAGATAAAATCTCCTTTATATCTTCTTTACTCAATCCACCTTCGCACATTATTTTTCTATCCTCGCAAAAACCTGCCAGCCAATAGGTATGCCCATTGGAATTCGTATATACATCTGTTACAAAATGGTGAGGATCAAACAGCTTCACATCAAGAAATGTGCCATCCTCACAATAAACCGCCGTAGCATCAACTACCTCATGATATTCTTTAAAAAAATCTTCAAAATTTTCCGGCAACTCTTTTATGTGACCCGGAAGAACTTCATATAGACAGCTACAAACTTCTTTATAATCGTCTTTTTCTGACAAATATTTTACTGTAATCATAATATTGTGTTTATTTACTGAGTTATTACTAGCTTTATATCCAAAAAATCCAGAATTTTTTCAACTTTATCTTGCTTAAAATCAAGTTTTCCGTTTAAAAACAAGGACATATTACTCTTTGTAACTCCAATATACTCAGCAAGATCCTTTGATTTAACTTTACGAAGCTTCATTGCTTCTTTGACTGCTTCCCTTATCATTCCATCCTCCAATTAATTTGATCCTCAATAGCTTGGTCTAATTTAAAATCACATTTAGGATATTCAGCTTCCCCAAGCCCTGTACGAAGATCAACAAACCAACTTTCTTCATTTTCACTGATGATTGCACTTTCAAAGCCTTCAACTGTTTTTTCGATGATTGTTTTCATGTCTTTATTTTTTGGTTGTTAGTAATATCTTAGAATTTTACGTATCCTTCTATTTTATAAGGTTTAAATACTACACCTTCATCATTTTTGTTATTCTCAACTGTTTCGCCTTCAAAGATAACAGCCTTACAGCCTTGTGAATAATAAGAGAACATACTAGCGTATCTAGCGATCTTTCTCTCAATTTCTGACTTAGATAATCCTACGAGATCAATATTGAAGCCACACAATCCTTCAAGTATTACAGCTTCATTCATTGTGCCAGTTTTAAACAAGGAAGTCCCCCTTCTTAAATCACCTTTAGCGTCTTCTGTAAAACGGAGGAAGTACTCATTACAAGGATTAATATTCATATTTGATGTTTCAACTGATTCAGTTTCTTCCAACTCCTCAAATTCAACTATAACTTCATCATTACCCTTTAATGAGTCGATAGCTTCAAGAATGATAGAAGTAGCAACTTCTTCTCTTGTATTATCATAGATAGACTCTTCATTTTCAACATCAAACTCATATTCCTCAGATGTCTTACGATTGCGACAACCTTCGATGATATTTCCTCTTACTCCGAAGAAGATATTTTCACCTCTATCTTTAGCAATTGCTTTTGCTGATTCTACGATTTCATTGATGTTCAAAGTCTTCATATCTTTATTTTTTAATTGTTATTACTTTGTTTCTTATTTTGATGTTACAAAGATATAAAATGTTTCTGTATTACGAAAACTTTAACACTTAGACATAAAAAATCCCCGGTTACAGAACCAGGGATAAACAAATGGGTGCAACCTTCGCTGATAATGACAGTCACAAGCCAATTGAGCTAAGCGGTTTATTTTTAGATACCGGTCAAGTCACCTCTGACCTCCTGCAAGATATCTTCAAAGATGGCAACATGTGGTTCTACCTCGACATTGGCAGGGAAATTCATGGACTTATTGCCATTTTCAAATGACATATGACCAGAATAAACACGATCCTCAGTACCGTTTAATTTAGTTACCTTGTCGATGTTACATGAGAGCCGGCGTAATTCATTGCCATCATAAGAATAAGACACTTGATATTCATACTCTCCAACTTTTGCAAGAGCGTCTATTTGCGTCACTCTTGATTTCTCTTTCAAAATTTTTGTTCCCATAATTCTTAGTTATTATTGTTAATACTATCTAGTTTTTCATACACGCCTTTCTTAACGAAGGCGAAGAACTTTCCAATTTCCAAATATTTACGGATGATCTCCGCTTTCTGATCGTCTACTTCCACTTCTCCCTGTCTGTAGATTTCCTTTGCGAAATCCGACTCTCCAATATCAGGGGTATTGTTGTAAATCGTGTTCCCTAACTCCTTGCTGACATCGAGTGTACTCTTATTCCCTTCGATATCTGTTACTTCGATTGTTCTAAAGTCTATTTTCATAAGCTTTTATATTTATATTCTATTTCTTCCTATAATAGCTACGCAGGACCAGGAATCACCATAATTTCCATCTTTATGGAATGTTCTTACATGAAAGTAGTTATGATTAACATCTGATACAGAAGCAATACTCCATACCCCGTGAATAGCTGTCGCAATAGGAATATATTCGCTACCAGCATTATGCTCAATAACATAATCTCCTGCACCATTGCGATATGTCCTTGAAACTGTACACCCATTACCCCATGAACGTGATATATTACCATTTCCATCAATTATACCTGCCCAAAGGACTCCCGGAGCATTCCATATATCACCGGATCGTTGGTAGAATTGATGCTGTCCCGCACTTTTTATAGCATATCCATAATTCTTTTCGCCACCATTTGCGACAATATCCAATCCGTTTCCTGAGCCATAAACACTTAACGAAAAGATACTACCCGAATCATTACGAGCAGATATCAATGAACTATATTTATTTTCATTTATTCTTAAAAATTTTGTACCAGACATATTAAGTAGAATATTAGCATCATTTTGTGATGTTATAGCTAATCCTGTTGCTGTCACATTCCATTCTCCAATTTTAGCTCCGGATGTTACATGCAACCGTCCTGTAGATATATCAGTAGTTGATATTCGATCAGCGACAAGTGCGCCCGTCACAATAGCGTTCGCATCGATCAGAGAGGTTTTGATATGTCCGCCATCGATGATGGTAGTATCAAGCTTGGCAAGCGTTACCATGTCCTGATATGCCATATCTTTGAGCGAGTTTCGCAACGTAGTAAGCTGAGAATTGCTTGCCTTATCGTTAATCGTACTTTGCAGAGCGGAGTTCAGCGAATTAAAAGTCACCTGTCCGGTAAAGTCAATCTTCTTCCCAAACACAGAAATTCCGAATCCGTCAAGGGTGATCTGACTCTTGATCGTGTCGGTAGTGGGACGCTGGAGCAGATCAACCTGCGGGCGGGTAACTTCTGTTTTTATGTCAATAGATTGACCGCCACCTCCATAATATGGCCCCGTGCGAAGAACTATATTTAGCCCTGAAGCTCCCTCTACAATTACATGATACTTGGAGCCGCCACGGACATACACATACTCCATCGAATCAGTTGACACTTGACTGATACTACCAACAGGTATAACAGTAGAAAATTGATAGTCATACTCTAGAATTGTTCTTTGGATAGCGATTGTTCCCCATCCATTACCGTTAGATCGCCAGCGACACATAACCGAGAAGCCGCCAGTATGCGTACTCCATGATGGCTTACCGTAATTTGCGTTAAGCGTTCTTTCAACTGTTATTGTGTATGGTGCAGTTGTATGCAACGGGATTGTAATCGGATAATACTTATTTACGTCCAGCGAAGTAGCATCTACCCATAGCTCGGTGCGTTTTGCTGCGCTAGCCGCAATACTCTCCGTCTGCTCCTTTACAGTCAGCTTGATCGCATCAGGAGTTATCTTTGCTTCAGCAGACTGCAAGCGGGTATTGATGCCTTCCACGGTCGTTTTATCCGCTTTCAGATTGATAGAGTTCTCGGTTTGACTAATTCGCGTCTCTGCGGTGGACAAGGCTGTTGCGAAATTACCACCTCCAAAAAATCCGGTTACCGCTCCATTGATGATTGTGGTGGAGATGGCTACGTTGCCGGCTCCTCCTTGCTTCCATTGTTCCAAACCGTTCCCTTTTCCTATCCCTTTCTGTCCTATAAGGACGTAGGAGCGTCTTGTTGCGGTACAGGTCATACCACTGCCACCGTAATTTGCTAGTGCATTAGCCGTTGCCGTATCAATGGCAATGGCGTCAGATGAGATGACAGCTACAACATAGTTTGCGTCAATAGCATTCAGGGCGTTTACGAAGTTGGTGAAATTTGCACCTCCGGCATACACGTCATAGGTCCCCACTCTGGCAAATTCTAAGGTTGTCCTGTTTATTTTGAAAAGGGTAAATCCTCTGCCGGCATGAGTTATCTGCTTATCATTGAGCATCACATACGATGTCGCAAGCGCATCTGTATTAGTACCATACGCAACGAGTCTTCCTACTTTGTTATACTCAGTCTTGGTTACTCTTTGCTCAATGGCATTCTGAGCTACTGTGATTGCGGATTCCGCTGCTGAGACTCGATTGCCTAAAGCGTTGAAAGTCGAAGAGTCAACCTTTAACGCAATGCTGTCACTTAAAACCTTTATGCCTGCCTCATATGTCGTTTTGGTTGTATACTTGCTTGCAGCGTCGGCAATATAGTCTACCTCCGCATCGGTAACATCAAAAACTGTCGCATAACATAGATACCATATGAGGGGATTCGCATCGGTAGGAGTTGCACCACCGCTCAGGTAGAAATACATTGTGATACCAAATGAACCGGATGAACCATATATTACCTTATAGGCATATTCTGTCCATTTACCGGTTCCCACATGATCCGTAAGCCATTTACTTGTACTTCCATTCCCAAGAGAATTAGTCGCAAAATTTAAAGTATAACCTGTAGGAATATTAGCTATGAAACGGGCAACTAATACCCTGTTTACTTTTGCAGGAGTAGAAAAAGTAAAACCTCCATAACCTGGTGAGGCTGCTCCCGTGGAAGTTATTTTAATACAATAACCTGATGAGTTGGGATTGCCTGCAACACCTGATACACGTGAGATGGTAACCTTGCCATTGGCTGCGTTGTTATAAACACTTATTCCATTCAGTCCGCTGGCAAACGAAGCATCACGATATAACATCCTCCCTTGACTCATCGCCATTGCCAGTTCCGCGGCTGCGCTTGCCTGACCGGCTTTCGTTGTTACCTCTGATACCTGCAGAGTGATATTGCTTGCAGTCTGATTGATGCTGCTTTCCTTGACAGTGACTGCTTGCAGAGATGCCGCAGCAGAGCTGGCAGATCCAGCCGCAGCAGATGCCGAAGAAGCGGCATCATTAGCCTTATTTGTTGCGTTAGTAGCTGCTGTAGAAGCTTCACCCGCTTTGGCTGTTGCCGTAGAAGCGGAACCTGCTGCGGAAGTTTCACTCTTCTTCGCGTTCGAAGCGGCAACGGTAGCTTCCGTTACCTTTGAGGATATCTGACCTTCGCGGATTTCGAAGTTCGTTTCGACGGTGGTGATTCGATTTTCCACATCTTCCGGAGCAGGAGTCCAGTCGGTTGCCTTGTTGCCTTTTTCGAGCTTGACATTCTTCCATTTGGCTCCGACACCATCTGTAGTACCAGGAATTCCGGCGTATAATAGTAGCCAGATGTTGGGATTAGCGATGTTTAATTTAAAAGTAACCGATTTGCGCACCTGTGTGTCGAAAGTAAATTCATGTAAACGACTACTATTTCCATTATTATAAACTAATGCGGTCGCTTGAGTTTTAGACGTTCCGGATAATTCCAGTTCGGCAGAAAAAGTATATTCTCCTGTTTCCTTAAAGATATATACATTGCGATAGTTATAATTACCTGTCGAAGCCGCTATCTCAATTTCCTTACTGTTTAATATCAGATTACGCCCACCAATCTCAATATCATCGATAGCTCCTGCGATCTCTCCCTCTACCGTTTTGCCGGAACGCAGAACAAACATACCTCTCAGGTATACGTTTGTTCCGTACAGGCCGGGACCGGACAATACCCCGAATACCGAATCGGTGATGCCGGACAACTCCCCGGTGCGGGTAATCAATTTTCCTGAAAGAGAATAAGAATTAATGCCTGCATAATCATCCCGGTATGGAGCATTATCACCAATGGCGCAATCGATCTGTGCCTTCTGACGTGATGTATCAGTCCTGTTACCCAACACCGCGACATCGTCTCCTTCTTCCGGTGTTGCGCTTCCCGCTTCACAGTCCGTCTTGGACAAGTCGAAGTATCCGGCTCCGGCAGATACAACAAGACGCCAGTAGCGTTTTGCAGACTTTCCGGTAAACGCCTGGCAGATTAACTGGTCATCTTCTACGAAATCATCTGTGCTGTCATGCTCGCATCGCCAGTATGTTCCGCCATCGGTCACCTTCGTTATCTTGCCTCCAGCTGCAGAACGGATGACCATGCCACCTTGGTGTACGATCTTCTGGACTACGAGCTGAAATACAGAGAAAAGCTTGCGGACGACCAGATTGTCAAGCTCCATGTTCCAGCTGCCGTCAATCGCTTTGTAGAGCTTCATACCTTCGCCTGCAAATCCGGAGACGAACTTCTCGGAAGACACATAATCCTTGACTATTGTACCCATCAGGGTGGCAACATGGGATACGGTCAGATCGTACATTTTCGCCAGCTCCTCGACAACCAGGTTGAGGGTTGTGGCCTTGTCCGAATTGACCAGTGCAGACTCTACCTTGTCACGGAAAAGACCTTCATCCATCTCAAGGCTTGTCCTGTTTGTCGTTTCGTCAACAGATATGGCACCGCCCGAACCATCTTTCCCGGCAACAAAGTTACCGAATTTGGCTCCCTTCATAAAGGCGGATACTGCGTTGGAGACAAATCCTTTTACGAAGGTGATGATACCAAAGGCGGTGTCGTCGTATTTGCGGCTGAGGGAGCGCACGGACATCTCAAGCACGGAGCGCAATGCTGAAAAGACATTATATTCCGAAGGCTCCTGTGAATCTCCTGTCTTCAAGACCTGTAGGTTGCTTTGTGCTTCCTGCTTCCCCAGCACATACTGCAAATTACCGAGCGAGGAATCCACGGATGATTTCCAGGAGGTGCTGATGGCCGCCGAGCAGTCAATAGATGCCTCACTGATATTGGTAAGCTTTCTCTCTACCCTTGTGATGCGGGTATCGATATACCCCTTGTCAAAGTATTGCTCATCCTCCAAACGCACTCTTTGTCCCAGCAGCAGGGGAACAGCATGCTTGTCCACGTAAATGTAATCCGTATCAGAGGAATAGATCGAGATGTCCCGGCTGTACTCTTTCAAATAGTTTTCTACTGCCTGTTTGAATTGCTGCTCGGCTATCGGATAATACTCATCCGGCATACGGATGTTAGTCAGTATATAGGTATCACCCGCCTTCGGAATAAGATTGCCGCCTGGTATCTGGGTATTCTCGTCCGGATAAGTATTGATGATCTCGAACTCCTTTGTATCGTTATGCCAGTTACATTCGAATTCCCGCCCGGAGAGATCACCGCTTTCGAAAGTGATGTGGATCACCTTTCCGCTGACCATATAATCGTCAGGATTAAAGGGCAGATCGTTATCCTTGACATAGTATACAGTATAGTCGCCCGTCTCCTCGTTTGTCTTTTCTTCAGATCTGACAGAGGATATAGTACCAAGCCGGTGGGGAAAGATACCGCTGAAGGCTTTCTCCTCCCTGTGCTCTTTAAGACCAAGCTGAGTGTTGAGATCTATATGAGTAGCACGGGAAGGCAACTGCAGATGTGTAAATCCATATTTCGACGGATCGATATTCTTTGTGCTGCCAACGGGTATCAGACGGGTGAACCACTTGATGGAATCCGAATTCTCGGTTTGAGTAAGACCGGTCTTGAGGCCCTTCATGTAGCCGAGCGTGACACGCTGACCTCGCTCGCATTTGCTCAGGTTCAGGTATTCTCCATCCAGCCACCACTCCGTTTCAAATGCAGCGGCAATCTCTGCAGCAGCATCCCAGCAATACAAGCCGTTAAAGTTGATTGTTTGCCGGTTGGCACTAATGGCTTCACCGACTCTCCATGTTACACCGTCAGCGTTCCGGTTCATGTTGTCCACCAGCTTCTGCAGGTACTCCAGCGGAGTTCCGTCGTAGGCAAATACGGATTCCAGGTCGTCGCTCCCCTGATTAAGGCGGCAGAAGAGCAGATCCTGCATATCATGTTCCCGGCCGTAGAAGCTGATGTTATAGGTATATTTCTGTGTGTTGGCCTTTTTCGGGCGGTACTCTTTTTTAACAGAGAACCGTTTGCCACCTACTTCGATGTAATCGCCCACTGACAGGATGAAGAACTCCCAACTGGTGAAGTTGACGCTCACCACGAATTCGGTAGCCACTTCTTCACTCCATCGGGAAGAAGAATCAGGACTTACCTTCTTTTTGATATTTCCGTCTCTGCCGTAGATTACAAGTTCCATTTATAGACAATTTAAATCGTTTTTAACTTTCACTTAAACAGGTTTCGGTTCGCGCAGCGTAACCGCGAATCCGGCAATTTGCTGCCCGGTATTTTTAAGTAGTGTAAACTGACTGTACTTGGTATATTCCTTCATATAAACTTTTATGACCCTGTCGATTTCCGGAAGCCTTATCGTCAGCCATCCCGACTTAAGTAAAGTGATCACGGTATTATAGTACGCATACCACTTGGTTCTTGTGTCCGCTGCGATAGCCATTTTCAGGGTGATATCCCGTGCTTCGTAGCATGGAATCAGTATGTCGGGCAGCTCCTCCCCATCAAGTTCCCGATAGCTGACGGAGGTATACTCCTTCATTTTGGGTGGTTTCAGCAGAGAATCATAATTGGTATGATCGCCTGCGTTTTCCTCCCAAAGAAAACAGCCGTATGTGGCCATATCGATATTGTTGATATAAAAGAGTCCTTCTTCTACTTTCATAATCCTATCCTTTCATTTTGACACCACGACGCAAGTCCGTAATGCCCTCGTCTATCGTTTCAAGATGCTTCAAATATTCTGAGTTCTCCGCAATCCGGCTGATCGCCGTTGCCATCATCTCAAGAGCAGAGGAGATCAGGTTATCGATGTTGATCACATGATCCAGCATGGCATTGCCGATTCCTTCCAGTCTGCCGGCAGTCTCCTCCGTTATGGAGGTAATGGTACCAGCCCTGCCTTCCTGTGTGGAGGAAGAAGATGAAGTCCAGCCGAAAATATCTTTCAGGGCATCACGCTCGGCAAGCGCATCCTCAACAATCTTATTCCATTCCTCCTGCAGATCCTTATACTCGTCGGTGTTTATTCCACCTTCCTTGTTGTAGTTGGCAAATTTCTCATACCATGCCTGTAGACGTTTATCATAGGCATCTGTCAGGTTGGTCATAAGGATTGCCTTCTGCAAGTATGCGCTGAAATCATCCGCAAAATCCTGAGAATCACTCTCCATATCCAGAAGTGTGTCATAGAAGGCATCACGCATACTGTCAAATGATACCTGCGTCAGTTGCTCCTGTATCTGTTGGTTGATTTCCTCGATACGTTCTCCACCTTCGATGATCTTATTCAGATAATCCTGTACGTCCGCATCCAATTTCAGCCAAAAGGCAGGAGCTTCTTCTTTCAGCTTCTCGAGCTGCTCGGCTGTCAGATCGAACAATCCGGTCATTCTACCACCGATATCATTCGGATTCATGCCTATCGAACGAGCAAATGCATCCCACTGATCCCACTCACTTTGACTCAGACTTTTGCGTATACGCACACCGATAGAGTGAGATCCGGTAGACGCTCCTGAATTCAGCCGCTCTCTTCCTAGTAATCTGTAAGATTCAATACTTTTCTGTGCGATATCAAGAGCCTCCTGACCAGCCTTTGCCGCTTCTGATCCGTATGACATCTCAATATATTCCGATTTCTTGTCGATGAGTTCATCCCAAATTTCGTTCAGACGATTGTACTTGTCGACCATCTCATCGTAGTCGGAATAATCGGCACCGCCAATATGAAACTTACCCAGGGTCAGTACATTGGCAAATCCACCCCACGTTTTCTCAGCCACATGGCCAATTGATTTTACAATGTCACCGACAAAATTTACCAGCCCTTTCTCTCCAATCTGGTCGAAAATAGCCAGGATGGAGGCTATGAGTCCTCCAATTTTGCTGCCGGACTCAGATAATACATCAACCAATGATCCCACCGCACTACCAAAAGATGCCAGACTCATATCTGCATCTCCGAGCTGGTTCATTGCATCAGCGACGGCTGTCAGATTTTTAACAGCCTTATTCTTTGAGGTTTCCAGATTACCCTCCGTATTGCGGACTTTGGCTTCAGCATTATTCTTGTTCTTTCGGGCAGTCTCAGCTTCTGCGCTGTCTATCCCATATTTCTTTACCGCTTCGTCATATGCCTTCTGCGCTTCGGTCAATTCAGCAACCGCTTCAGAATAGTCACGAATGGATTCGGTCAGGTTGCCGAACAGTCCACCTTTGTTGATGACTTCCTCGTCGATTTTGCCAAGGGCTTCCTCGATAACCTTGATCTGTTCGGGAGTAGCGTTCTTTTTAAACTCCGGGCTATTACGAAAAGCGACGATTTGTTTCTTTACCTTCTGTAGTTCCTGCTTTGTCACCCTGTCCAAATTACCAAAGACAACATCCCAATTGATGACGTTCTTGAGCTCTGTAAAATCAAGGGCGGACAATGCTTCGTCACGCTGTTTTGCCAGCAGCTTCTTGTCATACTCGTTAAGACCCTCCTGAGAGGACTTCAAGGTATATTCCTTCATGATCGCGGCACGCTTCTGTTGGTAGGTGCCGTATTCTTTGTTGTATTCAATCCAGGACTTCAGATCCTTCTCCTGAAACTCCTTGTCAATCGCGTAAAGATCCTTTGCGTATTGCTGATAGGCAACAAGACGCTGCTGCTGGGCATTCGTTTTTACCGCCTTTTTCTCTTCAGGAGTAGACTTGACACCCTGGTTCTTCTCAGCTTCCTCCATCTTCTTGAGCGTGTCACGTTCCTGCTTGTTGATCCCGGCCAGAGTTTCTTCCAGTTCCTGCTTAGCCAGTTTTTGTCTCTTTTCGATTCCGTCCTTCATGACGGAGGTGCGGGCGGCTTCCAGCTTCTGCTGTGCCTTTATACGTGCGTCGGCAAGTTCGTCCTGGTAGTCGCGGGCGGATTTGCCGGTGTCCTTTTTTTCATAGTCATCGATACCGGCAGCTTTAAGTATTTTTTTTGCAGCTTCTTCGGCTTTTACACCCAATTCTGTGTATACATCTCCGGCTTCCTTGGCCTGGTTTATCTGAGCAGTAAAATAATCCTTCTCTTTTTTACCTCCTTTATTGGCGACAACTTCAAACAATCCTCTATACAAAGCCTGAAACACATTGGCTTTCCCCGCATTCTTTTGATCAGCCTGCGCAGAGAGCATACGGGCATATTCCTTTGCCGCCAGTTCCTGTGCCGCCGCAGCTTGGGCCCTTAGTGCCAAAGCCTGAATAAACGCAGGAGTATTTGTGACAAGCAGATTCTCTGCATCATTGACATTCTTAACAGCAACATCTAGCTTCTTGAACTCATCAGCATTATCCTTGATGAACTCTTTCTTTTTTTCGAGATTATTCCCCAGATGATTCCATTGCTCCTGAAGGGATCTGATTTTAGCTATCTGATCACCCACTTTACTTGATCCAGAAGTAAAAGCGTCGTTTATTTTTTTTTGTGCATCTGCAAGGCTGATGCTTGCCTTGCCAACAGACATCATCGATTTAATAAAATTACCGATCTCCTTTCCGTATACGACGGAAAGAGTGATTGCAGTGGCCATTGCCGTCTGCCAGGAGAACAGGGAGGAAAGCACCTGTTTCCATACAGGAGTGGCTTTCTTTCCTGCGGCAGTCAGAGCTTCGTATTCCTTTCGTGCCGATGCCAGTGCATCGGTAAACATGGGGATGTTGTTGGAGATAGCCAGGAAGAACATCTGCGGCCCCATAGCGAGGGCAGGCAGTTCACGGGCAATCTGCTGCATGCTCATCTTCACATTGTTGAGCTTGGGAGCAGGATCGTCACCTAAGATAGGCGTAGAACTTGTCTTTTTCTTCTGTGCCTCCAGCTCCTTTAGTTCAGCTTTTAACTGCCCAATGACACCAGTAAGAGCCTGAATATCCGCCATCTGCGCATCGGAGTTTGTGCCTGATGCCATAGCCTGCTTGAACTGATTCTGCAGGTCTTTGAGCTGAGATTCCAGTTGTGCTATCACGGCCTGGGTATACTTGCCCATATCACCCAGGTTGCCCTCCACGGATCGCATTCCTTTGAGCGTCTTGTCATCAAGCAGTATTTCCAGTCTGACGGGTTCCATTTATCCTCCTAATCTTGTTTGAAAATATTCTGTAGTAAAAGTCTCCGGACAACGGCTCTTTTCCCTTTCGATAAGCTCCTCCTTTGAGATATACCGGCTGACATCCATGTTCATTACCAGCAGCTCCGCATAGCTGATCTTCCAGAGAATATAGTGTTTTGAACATCCGAACCGCTCCATAGACTGAGCGATGATACCGAGAATGCTATGTGGACCTTCATTACGGCCCTTTAACTCATCCTCTCTTTGTGGCTTCCGATTGGTTCGAGCAGCTTTGCCGCCCTGGCTGCCAATGGAATAGTATTGCAAAAAGCCTGTACGTCTATGCCCGAGAGCAGCTGTATCAACGCTGCCGTAAGCATGGCAGGATGTACACGCCATCTAAGATACCAGGCAACGGGCTTTACAAACAGCCATCCAGCAATCCATCCCGTGCAGATGGACAGGGCAACAATCTCGCTGACAGCCTTTCCCTTCTCTGCAATAAACCTCAGACGGGCGTCATACTCCATATCCTTGATTTCTTCTGGTGTAACACCCAGCTTCAGATAGCGAAGGGCTATCCGGATGATCGCTCCTGCCGGTGGACGATGCATGACAAGGGATGACTTTCCCTTCCGTTTGCCGAAGATCCTTCGGGGTATCACCGGAATGCGGATGCCAACGTCAAGCAGCATTTCAGCTGCCTGGCGCTGTGTAGCTTTGCTGTTCATTATGTTTCCTGGTTAGGCAGTTCGCTTGCCGGTGGTACCTCACCGGGTGCAAAGATCTTGTAGGCAGGCTTGTTTTCGCCCGCCTCCTGCATTTCCAGTTCGCACGAGATACCCAGCACGTTGCTAAAGTTGATGCCGTTGGCGAAGTTGCAGGTAAGCAGCCCGTTATAGATGCGGATGGTATGGCCAGTGGTACATCCGATATCAAACACGCCCTGAACATCCTTGTCCTCGGTCGGCGGTGTATAGTTACCCTGTTCATCAGCCTCTCCACCCATGACCTGTACCATGTTTTTAGCCAGCAGCTCAATCAGGGTAAACGTCCACATCTTGGTTCCGGGAGTACCCTTGATCACAGCAAACGGCGCATTGCGTTTCTGTGCCGCCCAGATACGGTTCTTGGTAGCGGAATCTCCGCCCGGCTGCATGCCGTCCTCGGAAATCAGACCAAGTGCCGATCCGTTATATTTAAGCGAGCTTACTCCATAGATAGCTCCAGTATTCTCCATATCAATCTAATTTAAATTGTTTTTTAATTTGCTTTTAAGCCACCGGGACCCTGTTAAAAGGAGCAGGCATATAAGGCACAATCCTATGACCTTTATCTTTGCCCGCTCCCAAAAGGAGGGTGATGGTGTTGTTTCCTCTTTGAGCGTCTCATCCGTTTCACTATTCTCCGCGAACGTCCTCTCTATTGTGATCTCCTGCTTCCCTTCAGTCTGTGCCGTGACGTTCACGCCACCTTCTCCGTCAGACTCAATCCTGAGATTCAGACCATTTTCCTGTTTTTGCACACCTATGTTTTTAGGGAGGCTGGCAATCATCCGCAGACGTTCCGGTTCCAGTGTCAGGCTCGCCATCCTCATCGGGTCCTTCGCGGAGGTGATTACCTCGGTTCCGCTCCGCTGAAGAGACCCCGAGCGGACGACTGTCCGGTTCTCCCTGCTTGCTGCGCAGGAAGATAAGAGCAGGACAATGCTCAGCAAGCCTGCACTGATGGCACCTGCGAAATGCCTGTTCGAAAATGATGATCTTTCCATTGACTTTTCTTATTTGATCACTTAATTTGAGAGTTGTCGCAGAGAGGTCGTCATACAACTGATGATACACGCCTTCGTTTTCCTTGACCGCACGGACCTTCGTCAGCCTGCGGTCACGCCACCAGCCAATGGCCATGACGACTATCCCCGTAGGAGCAAACCAGTCTTGCAAGATGGTAAGTACAGTACTCCAGTCCATTGCGATTCAGGTAAGAGATGATTACTCAGTTTCTTCTTCCTCGGATGTTTCCTTGATAGCAGAGGCCACACTCGCCTTCGAAGCATTCTCTGAGTCTGTCTTGCCGCTGATACCTACATTTACTACCTCTCCTTCAAACCATGATTTTCCATCAAAGTAAAGAGATGTACTCTTACCTGCAGGTACTTCAACACCCTGTACGGTTGCCGTAAAGGATGCAGCCTGGTTGGTGACAGCAAGACGTGCCCCTGAAAGTACTTTTGAACCATCAATGGTATAGGTCGTATCTGCTGTAGGAGACAGAAGCACCGCGTCATTCTGTGATGTCATGGTGATGGCTGTTCCGGCAGCTGTAATGCTGTTACCCTCACGTACATCCAGCATAACTACTTCCTCACCGAAGGCAGTATTGGTATCCGCTGTCATGAGCATCTTAAAGAAGTATCTTTCACCGGCATTGGTCAGCTTGTCGATCTGGATCACATCAAAGTCATTCTGCAGGTTGACAGCTCCCCAGAAGTTGGACTGTTCGGTAGGAGTCGCAACGGTTCCGATAATAAGACCGTCAGGCCATGAGGCGATGGTCTTGATGGTAGTTCCCTTGAATCGCATCGAGTTGGTGTCCGTCCAGTTGGCTCCCTTGCCCATGCGCTGTGTCAGTTCGTCGTCATAACGGTCCGCATCGTCCACGGACATGATATAGACGAAGCTGGGATTATTGCGAAGTACCTGCGGGGTTGCCTTGCGTACACGCATCAGGCGTTCGATCATCGTGTCGTCAACAGATGCTTGTACACGGATCACCTCCGGATCTTCGAATACACGCATGAGGATTCCGTTGAACAGATGCTCGTCATCCTCTTCGTCATTCACATAGATACCATTGACAAAATGATATCCCAGTTCGAAGTCCACCTGGTCGGAAAGCGCCTTAAGCATCACATTCTGGATGTTGGGCGGCAGATCACGGAATACCAGATTGCCCTTGGGCTGGAACGGACGCCAGATTGCCTCAAAGGAACGTGGATTGAAAGTGGTAAAAGCCATGAAATCCTTTGGTTCCAGCGACTTTTCCGAGTAATTGAAATTCCCCTTGGAATCCTTGTCTTCAGGTTGTTCCACCCGTTTGCGGAGCATCTTGCTTGTCTTCAAACGAGGAATGGAGTATTTCTTTGATACATTGGGCACCAGGTTGATCAGCCCTTTCTGTACCAGTTCGTTGCCTGTAGCGGCCTTGGTAAGGATTCTGTCGAGTACCTCACCGTCATAGTTCGTATTGACAATAGTTACAGCCATATTGCTTTATTTTTTATTTAAAACCGTTTTTTTTCTGGATATCGTTCCATTTCTCGTTCCAGCTGGACTCCTTGTTCTGAGCGGAGACATCCAGTACGTCTTCTACACTCTTCTTCTCAGGCAGACTTTCGATGACCTTCTTGCCATTCTCGAAGTCCTTCTCCAGTATGGCCTTGTACGCATCACGGCTGGCAGGAGCAATACGCCCCTTCTGCATTGCCGACTCGAGCAGGTTCTTGATCTCCAGCTCACGGGCTTCCTTCTCTTTCTGGACATACCCGTCCAGGCTGGCTTTCAAATCGTTACGTTCCTTCACAACAGCGTCATACTGCCCCGCTTTGTTTTCCATCGAGGCAAGCATGCGCACTACATCCTCATCCGTCGCGCACGCGGCGAAGGAGGGTCTTTTTCTCAGTTCTTCATACATGTTATTATGGGTATTAAATGATTGACTGTTCAGGCGGGCCTGGAAAACAGCATAGATATCCTGCGGACTCTGGGCATCCACCTTCTCCTTGATGTCATAGATACCGTCAACAAGCCCCATCTCTTTCGCTTCCTTCGCTGTGATCCAGTGATCCTTTCCGTCGAAATAAGTATCCTTGATCTCCTCACGTGTTTTGCCCAGACGGGAGGCGTACATATCAGCAAGCGTATCCTCCAGGGATGCCAGTTCATCGCTGACAGACCTAAGCTCCTCCTTGTTTCCGTAGCATCCGCCGTAGGGAGCATGCAGCATCAGACGGGCATACTGACTCATATAGACAGGCTTTCCGCACAGGGCAATGACGCTGGCCATACTGGCGGCAATTCCGTCGACATAAATGGTAATGTCAGCCTCGCTGCTACGAAGAGCGTTGAAGATGGACATACCAGCATATACGCTGCCTCCGGGAGAATTGACACGTATATCTATACTCTTGTACATCGAGGCATATTCGTACAGCTCGGCAACAATGTCCTTGTCGCTGATTCCGTCAAAACCGCCTATCTCCCCATACAGGAGGATACAGGCGGCATCAGGGGATGGTATCATATTGAAGTATCGCTTTTTCATGCGGCCAACTTTAAAATTATGCTGCAAATATGAACAGTTTTTTTACCCCTTACAATACCCGTTGCACATGATACAACTTTGTGGCTGCATGGTATGTCTGTAAAGTTGTATCATGAGTACAACGTGTTGTTTATTAGATAATTATATGTGAATTTTGCCAAAAATAAATGATCATAAAATGGCAGAATTGACAAGCAGACAGAAGAAAGATTTTGCAAAGAGTATTTATCTTGGAGAAGACCTGACACAGGAGGAGATTGCCGAGCGTGTGGGAGTAAAACGCCAGACTGTCTCCCGGTGGATTAAGGAAGGGAATTGGGAACGTCACAAGGTTTCCATTACCATCACACGTGAGGAGCAGCTCAAGAACCTGTACCTGCAACTCTCGGAACTGAACGCGGCCATTAATAAGAAGCCCGCGGGAGAGAGGTTTGCCAACGCGGCTGAGTCGGATACCATCTCCAAGATCTCAAATGCGATCAAGAAAATGGAAACGGATGTCGGACTGGCTGATATCCTTTCTGTATTCAAGAGTTTCGTCAAGTGGCTGCGCACCTACGACATGGCACGCAGCAAGGAGATCGTACCTCTGTTGGATGCCTATATAAAATCAAAACTCTGATGTAGTATGACAAAACTCAAACTTACATCCAAGGACAGGGCGGAACTGGCGGAATGGAATGACCTGGTCGTTTCCATCAAGGAGAGTTCGGACATCAATCCGATGGATACGACAGCAGATATTCAGGCACGCCGTCGTCATCTGGAGAAAGATCCGGAAAGCTGGTTTCGCTATTATTTTGAGATGTACTGCACCTCGGAGGCGGCGGAGTTTCATAAAGCGGCTACACACCGTATTCTCACCCACGAGAGATGGTATGAGGTACGCGCGTGGTCGCGCGAGTTGGCAAAGTCGGCACGGGCCATGATGGAAATAAGCTACCTGGCCCTTACCGGCAAGATACGCAACGTGCTGCTGATATCCAACTCACTGGACAATGCGGAGCGTCTGCTGCTACCCTTTATGGCGAACTTCGAAGAAAACCAGCGAATCATCCAGGATTACGGTCCACAGAGAAAACTGGGCGAATGGGAGACGGGAGAATTTACGCTGAGATCCGGATGTTCCTTCCGCGCCATCGGAGCGGGACAGTCCCCGCGCGGTACCCGTAACAAGAACGTGCGTCCGGACTTTATCCTGATTGATGATATCGACACCGACGAGGAATGCCGCAACAGCGAACGTATCAAAAATAAATGGAAATGGCTGGAGGACGCGCTGATCCCCGCCATGTCTGTATCGGGAAGATACCGCATCCTTTTCAATGGGAACATCATTGCAATGGACTGCTGTATCAAAAGGGCCATCGAAAAGGCGAAGGAACTCCAAAAGCAGCACGGTATCGGACATGTGGACATTATCAACATCAGGGACAAGAACGGACTATCTGTATGGCCGGCAAAAAACTCGGAAGAGGATATCGATATGTTCCTCTCTCTTATCAGCACTTCATCGGCGCAGAAGGAGTTCTTTAACAATCCCGTCAGCGAAGGCAATATATTCAAAAATGTCGTGTTCGGTAAAGTCCCGCCGCTCAGCAAGTTCCGGTATCTGGTCATTTACGGCGACCCCGCTCCGGGAGAAAGCAAGAAGAAGCAGGCTTCCTTCAAATCCGTCTGCCTGCTGGGAAAGCTTAAAGGTACACTATACGTCATCAAGGCAAGGGTTTTTAGGGGAAAGAACGAGGATTTTATCGAAGCGTTCTTCAACCAGTACAGCTACGTACAGGGAAAGGCGACCGTCTACTGCTACGTGGAGAACAACAAGCTGCAGGACCCTTTCTTCCAGCAGGTTTTACGAAAGCATCTGCTCAGATTGCGCAAGAAGCACGGTATTCCGCTCAACATCAAGCCCGACGAGGACAGGAAGACAGACAAGGCGACCCGTATCGAGGCGAACCTCGAACCGCTGGACAGGGAAGGAAACCTCATTTTCAATGAGCAGGAAAAAGACTCGCTGGACATGAAGGAGCTTACCGACCAGTTCAAGCTTTTCGACCTGACGCTTCCGTACCCGGCAGATGGCCCGGACTGCGTGGAAGGCGGCAACAGGGTAATAGATACGAAGGCGGGCAGCATGGAGAAGACAATTACGATCAAAAGGGAGAAACTGCGCTCCCTTAACAAATATAGGAGGTAGAAAATGGCTGAATTTATCAATCCGGATGACTACGATGCAAGCATCCACAGGGAGATCCTGGACAGCATCATAAGACAGGACGAAGCGGTCCTGGAAATCTGCGAGGACCAGGCGATAGCCCAGATGAAATCGTATCTCGGCTCACGCTATGACTGCGAGAAGATATTCTCTGCAAGGGGAAAGGACAGGAACGCGCTCATACTCATGTTCGCCATAGACATCACCCTTTACCATGTCTGCAGCATCCACAATCCTCAAAAGTTCTCTCCTTTCCGCAAGGAACGCTACGAGAGGGCTGTCAAATGGCTTGAGATGGTCAGCAGAATGGAACTCAGCATAGCCGATGCTCCGAGTCTGGATGACGATACGGTCCGGGCCAATATGCCCACACAGATAAGAAGTAATCCCAAACGTGTAACACATCGCTAAAATGGCAAAGAAGAAGGAAATATCAATAAGCGGCAACATGCCGCTGCCGGGCAAGATCGCACCGGGAACCATCATCATTACCGCTCCCAGGCTATTCCACAAGGACATACAGGATTACATGCAGGCTATCCGGGGAGCCATCGACGTGGATTTCTCACAAAGGATAAAACTCTATGACCTGTACGAGGAAATTCTCATGGACGGACATACAAGCAGCGTTATCGAAAAGAGGAAGGCTGCCGTGCAGTGCTCGCAGATCGAGTTCAGACGTAATGGCGAGCCGGATGAAAGGATCAACACACTTCTGCGTTCTCCCTGGTTCTATCGCTTTATAGGTGACCTGATAGACTCGGATTTCTGGGGATTCTCCCTGTTCCAGTTTAAGCTGGACAAGAGCGGATGGCTGGACTATATCCTGATTCCCCGCAAGAACTATGATCCCGTTCGGGAACTGGTCAAACACCGACAGGAGGAGATATTCGGAGAACCGCTGGAGAATTACCATACGATGCTCTTTGTTGGGGACAAACGCAGCCTGGGACGGCTGGCAAGAATCACTCCCTATGTGTTGTACAAGAACAATGACATGGGTGATTGGGCGCAGTTCTGTGAGATATTCGGCATGCCCATACGGGAATATACCTACAGTGCCGGTGATACGGAATCACGTAGTCAGACCGTGGAGGATATGATGGAACAGGGCGGCGCAGGAGTATATCTGCATTCCGACCAGACAAACCTTAAACTGGTTGAGAGCGGCAGCAAGAGCGGCAGTTCCGACCTTTATAAAGGGCTGTATGATACCTGCAACGATGAGATCAGTAAGATCGTGCTGGGCAATACCCTGACCACACAGGCATCGGAGCGGGGAACACAGGCACTAGGAACCGTACAGGAGAAGGGAGAGAAAAAACTAAACGAAGCGGACCGCAATCTGATACTCAATACGCTGAACTATGACATGACCGATATATTCACCGCCTTCGGATACGACACAAGAGGCGGGGAATTCTATTACGTCAAGCCCAAAGAGACCACAGCGAGCGAAGAGATAAATATCATATCGCGTATGCGGCAGATGGGAACACCTGTTTCGGATGACTATATCTATGAGACCACCGGAATACCCAAACCGGACAATTATGATGAGCTCAAGAGGGAAACAACTGACAGTCAGGAGACAATGAAGAATGAACTGCTACCTGGAGGGAAGCAGCCGGAAAAGAAGGAAAAGAAGCGGGAGAAAAAGCAGGAGGACGGAATCGTAGACCGTATCAAGGCTTTTTTCGCGCACGCCCCGAAAAGCGGGGCTTTAAAATGGTAATGGATGATCTGTATGGTCAGCGGTGTTCTCACTGTCACGGGCATCCTATCTTCACCAACCAGGCAGCGGCGGTTGCTTTCGAGTTTACCGAAGACCTGATGACAAGGATTCTGCGGGATATCTTTTATAAGACGTTTAACGTAGAGGAAGAGATAGACGAGGATTTGTTCCTGGCAACAATCAGAACGTTTAACCGGGCAACGGATGAAGGATTCGGGATAAGGGACAGCCGTGATCCCGAACATGACTTCTATGAGCAGATACGCGGCAACAACGAGGTATTCTCTGCCTTCCGTACCCACCGGATGCAGAACGATATTGCCTCGCAGCTGCTTGACGAGAAAGGGAAGCTCAAGCCTTTCTATCGGTTCCAGGAAGATGTACAGGGGATCATCGGTACATACAATACGGCGTGGCTGGATACGGAATACGATACGGCCATCATTCGTGCGCATCAGGCGGCTGACTGGAGAGTGTTCGAAAGGGACGAGGATATTCTGCCCAACCTCAGATGGATGCCCACAACCAGTGCCGATCCCGATCCCCTGCATGCGCAGTTCTGGGGAATCGAACTGACACTACCCAAGGGACATCGCTTCTGGAAGAGTCACCGTCCCGGAGACCGATGGAATTGCAAATGCTCGCTTGAACAGACGGATGAACCGGCTACATCCGAATACGGTATACCCCTCTCGGACTACCAGCCGTCTGCCGGTCTGGACAATAATCCGGGACGGGATGCGAAGATCTTTAGCGACACACATCCCTATATTGCCAATGCCTACCCGACAGCGGACAAGGCAGTAAGGGATTTTCTGGAAAGGAGGAAAGGATGAATGTAAATGAAGCGATCCGGGAACTTCGCAAACGAGAGAAGCAGCTCGAGAAGGCTTTCAAGGACACGCTTCCCCGCAAGATCGGAGCCAAGGCGGTAAACCTTGTAAACCGGAACTTTAGGGAAGGAGGATTCTATGACGACGGACTGCATCCCTGGAAAAGGACAATCAGGCAGGATACAGCCAAAGGCAAAAAGAAGGAGTATACTCCGCTGCTTAGCGGGCGTAACCATCTTTCACGAAGTACCAAATATGAGCATGAATCGTACAAGGCGATCATTCTCAATCCGGTCGAATATGCCGGAATACATAATGAAGGAGGCAGTTTTACCACCCATCCGAAAGTGACACCCAAGATGCGAAAGATGGCCTGGAAGATGTATTTCGAGGCTGCCGGTATCACCAAGCGTATGGGGAAGAAGACGCGGAAGGCGAAAGCTGCTGCCGCTCCGCCCGAGGCGCTGAAATGGAAGGCGATGGCACTGACGAAAAAACAGAGGCTGGACATCAAAGTCAACATGCCACAGAGACGTTTTATCGGACCAAGCCGGGAGCTCCGGGATATGACCAGAGAGGAGGTAACAAAGGAGATTACAAATATATTAACAAAATAATGATAAAGAAAATCTTACTCATTTGTATATCCGTTGCCTTGTCCGTCGGATGTACCGCAGCGAAAATTTATAAAGAAAACCGCTTTACTAAGCAATTTCAGCAAGCGGACTCAATGTTTAACAAAAAAATATGGATTAAAATGGTAACAGTAACCAAAGAAGAAGTGCTTGCTAATATGCAAGATGTGATCGTAAGAACGGTAGTGGAGTTTGATAAGCCATGCACCTATGTGACGGTTCGTATGAAGAACGGTTTTACTTTACGGGAATCAACGACTTGTGTTGATCCTGCTAATTACAGTGAGGAAATCGGGAAAGAGATTTGCTTACGGAAGATAGAGGATAAAGTCTGGTTCCTGCTTGGATATGCTTTGCAAGACCGGTACCCTGTCAATCAGACGTTTATTGATCGCCTGCGCATCGAATACAATGAACTGATGGACAAATATAATAAGCTGGTCCTGTTTCTGGGAAGAAAGGATGCCGTTGAAATTGCGGGCGAGAATCAGATTGCCTTAATGGAAGTTCAAAAGGTACAGATGCACGACTATCTTCTTACTTTAAGAGAACGCATTGATCTGGCAGGTAAGTAAACACTGATTGTCCCTGATATTCGCATCGGGGACAAACTAAAAACTAAAATAGCAATGGAAACACTATTTAATGACATCCAAAAAAGGATAGCCGACAACATAGAATGGCTGCACGGCCAGGTAGACGAGGATTACGGCCAGCTGGATATGCTTTACCGGCAGGATGAGGACTCCGAGACCTATCCGATGGTTTATCCGATGGTGCTGATCGACACTCCCGAAGTACAGTGGCAGACTCTGGGAGGAGTGGGCGGAACCATGCAGAAAGGAACGGTAAACGTCATCGTCAAGCTGGCCATCGACTGCTATGATGACACGCATTACACCAGTGGTACTGCTGAAAAGGCAGCCGAAAGGATGGAGAAAACCAGGCAGGTACACTCTCTTTTGCAGATGTACCGTCCCGAATGCTGCCAAACGCCGATGCAAAGGAAAAGAAGCAGGTACTATACCATGCCCAGGGGGATAAAGATCTATGAGATGCACTATGAGACAACCGTATGGGAGGATGGATCACTCAGTAAAGAGTGAAAGCTGGGAGGCTGTCAGACGTGGCTTCTTGATGACGGGAACGGGACGGACATTCACATCCTTGATCTTGTTGCAGTTTTCACGGATGATGGCCATGATACGATCTATGCTGATGAAGAACTCTCTTTCGGAAAGAATCTTAAGGGCATCATCAAAACGAAGACGCTGTACCTCAGTCCAATAGTAATAACGACGCAGCAACGCCTCGTTACGTTTTTCGATTAGTTCTGAACTTCTACCTTTTGACATACCCTGAAAACTTCTAAATATAAAAAACTGATACCTATGCAAAAGTAATGATTTCTAGATAAATATGCAATTATAAGGAGGGAATTATAAAAAAGCCCTCAACGCTTCCGTTTAAATCACCACAAATAAACAAGGAAAAGATAGCGCAACTATCCACACGCTGAGGGCTAAAGTCCTTAACATGGATAATTGCGCTATGTTTATTGTGGTGCACAAAAATAAGAATAAAAATTAGAAATTTATGTGTAAGAGCGAAATTTTCTTTAGACTGCTTTCCTTGACAGAGCAAGAAACGGAAGTAACAAGGGATAGAATTCTGGGTGATTATAAGGATATGGAGGCTACCGATGCCAGGTATGTTCTTGTTACCCTTCTGACCGAGAAAGGACTGTATCCCGACCAGATCGCAACATTTCTTCACCGAACAGCCCGAGGCGTCCGGCACCTGATGAGACGAAACATCACCTCACCGATGATCGGTATTTATTTGTCACAGATCAGGAAGCGCATGGGAAGCGATGCGTAGAACAGCCGGCGACAGACTAGTATGTTTGCAGTACGGTCAAGTAGTGACCGGAACCTAATAAAATTATAAAGGCTATGGCTGAAGAAAAGATTATTTGTTGCGGAGATCCTTACCGCGGCAACAATGATGCGCTCATGGGCGCATTGCTCGGCAGACAGGACAATGGTGCCGAAATGGCCGCCCTGATGAATGGCGGTGCGAACAACTGGATGAACAATCCTTTCGCTTACATGATGATGATGGGCATGATGCGCATGATGTACGGCGAAGGCTGGAATCAGGGAGGAAACCTCCAGAATGCCGAAATCCAGGGACAACTCAATGCGATCCGCACACAGATGTCCGACAACCAGAACAGCAATCTGCTCATGGACGGTATTCATGGAAATACGGGTGCCATCCGCTCGTTGTCAGACAACCTGAACTGTGACTTCAACATGTTGAACCAGTCCATCTGTGCTGTACGTTCCGCTATCCAGGAGGTATCCGGACAAGTGGGATTCTCGGCTGAGCGCGTGATCAATGCAGTCAATATGGGTGATTGTAACGTCATTCAGGCACTGCAAAACTGCTGCTGCCAGACACAACAGGCAATCCTGAAGATGGGATACGAGCAACAGCTTGCGACCTGTCAGCAGACCGGTGAGCTCCGTAACGGACAACGGGATCTGGGCGTGGCTATCGCGCAGGGATTCTCCGCTACCGCCTTCCAGGCACAACAGGACAAGTGCGACATCATCCGCGCGGGTCAAGACAACACGCAACGTATCATCGATACGCTGAACAACCACTGGTCGGCTGAGGACAAGCTGAAGATCCAGGATCTTAAGTTCGAACTCTCCCAGGAAAGACAGAACCGCTACATCGCTTCCGTGATGAACGGAGGATGCGGATGCGCTTCGGGAAATATGTGCGGGGGAGTGTAACTATAAAAAACATGAACTGATATGGTTACATTATCACCCGTAGGATTGGCTGCCGCACCGGTGGCCAATCAGCTGGCAGTTCTGGCGACATTCAAAGAGAGGCTTTGCCGACCCTTCTGTATCGATTCCAGTCTGCAACCGCAGGTTACGGTGAATTACACCGCCGGTACACCGGTGCTTAATGGCACAACGGTGTTTGTACCCGTTACCGCTGTGGTAACTGTAGTTACTCCCGGATGCGGATGCAGGGCTGCCACGCAACTGTTTACCGAACATTTCGTTGTGGCGTTTCAGGGACAGACGGCCGTTCCGACTTCCGTTACCATCACATCGGTGGGACGCAGACAGGGAGGATCGGACGTACAATGCGGAAAGGCACATACCTATACGCTCAACGACTCGCTGACCATCGTAATTGCGTAATTATTCCAGCCGGGAGGACCACAAGAAGGAAACCTCCCGGACTGTTTTTAAAACCTTTAAAATGAATTTAAATTATGCTGATCAAAGATTTAAAGAACGGATATCCCATATACGTGCTGAACCACGAAACGCTGAAAGCTGAGACCGGCAAGGTCGTAAGCATCGGAGATCCCTATTTCCCGGCACAGAAGCCCGGACAGACTCCTCAGAACCTGGGAAGGGTGGTAGACGTTACCCTCCTGCTGGGAGAAAAGACGCAGACCTTCACCATGCCGGAAACGCTTTCCGTATGTTATGCCGGAACGTTAGTGTTCTCGGCCGACAAGGAAGGTATCCTCGCGGAAGTACGTGCCACACGCGCACAGAGTCAGGCAGTCATAGACTCCTACGATAAACACCAGAAGAACGTGCAGACCTGTGATGACATCCTGGAGGAGTGGGATACGGATTACAAGGAAAAGAAGGAGAATGAGAAGCGCATCGGCAATCTGGAAAGTAAGGTCGACAAGCTCTCAGAAGCTATCTCTGAATTTATCAACGAATTCAAAAAGTAAAGGCTATGTACATGATCATTATCGGATGTGACTACAAGAGAGAGTACATCGAAAAATATGGCGAACACTTCAACGGGAAGCTGGCAGAGTTTGCGATCCGGCATCTGAAGAATGTGGATGGCACCAATCATCGATGGAGTATGGAGGATATCATCGAGGCATTCAAGAGAGAGAAACTTTCGCTTCCGGACAAGGAAAGCCTGCATGACCTGCATTATCTGGCCAACATGCTATACAGCGACTGGTATCCGGAGGCAATGATCACGGAACCGGTTATCCTCAAGGCTGCAAGGAAGTACCTGGAAGATCCGGATGGATTCAAGGGAATGATCTTCCTTGTGTGGATCTATAAGATGAAGAAGAAGGGAGTGGAAATTCCCTGGAAGGAAATGATCGATTGACTTTTCTTACATATAAAAACAGGGATCAGTCTTTTATACTGAAGCCCTGTTTTTACTTCGAAGCTAATTTTAAACTTACTCTTTTCCTGCTAATTTATTTAAAAACAATGAAAACGCCAATCACTTATTACGGAGGCAAACAAGGAATGATAAAAGACATCCTTCAATTGATCCCACAACATAATACATATACAGAAACTTTTGCAGGAGGAGCTGCCGTACTATTCGCTAAAGATCCTGCACAAATCAATGTTGTCAACGATCTAAATGGAGAAATTGTCAATTTTTACAGAACGATAATAACCGACTATGATGCTTTGAAAGATGAAATATTAAAAACGTTACACAGCCGAGAGCAGTTGCAAGTCGCAAAATTTATTCATGAACATCCGGACTATTTCTCAAGGGTAAAGCGGGCTTGGGCGGTATGGGCACTAAGCAAACTATCGTTTTCGGGAAACCTCAGCGGGTCATTTTCCTTTGCCAAGAATGGAAACAATAAGAAAACAATAGCACTAAATAATGCAAAGCATGCATTTGGGGAGGATATCAAAGCACTGCTGGAACAGTGTACTATTGAGCAGGATGACGCGCTCAAAGTTATCAAACGATATGACACAAAGGATACATTTCACTTCCTAGATCCACCCTATATAGGTTTTAACATGGGACATTATTCCGGGATGTTTGACCGTGATAATATGCAAGCATTATTAGACTTGTTGTCACAAATTGAGGGCAAATTTATGCTAACGATGTATCCGGACGACATGATACGTAAATACGCAAATGATAACAGCTGGATTATACATAAAATCGAAAGAGTTGTTTCCGCTTCAAATTCTGTGACCACAAAAAGAAGGAAACAAGAGGAATGGATGGTTGTTAACTATCATATAGAAAATGACCATGAAAAGATGGACTGACGTTTTATATACGAATAACGGATGCTGTGGTTGATTTACCGGGCACCCGTTATTGTTTATACGTTAGACTTCAAATTATTTAAAAAACTCTTTTGCTTTATCAAAGGAATTAAATTTCGTAAAATCTATATATTCGTCAGAATTGCAAATAAAATCTCTATAACGAGCTTCTATTTTTTTATATTCTTTATTATAAACATTTATTTCATGCTGATGTTGAGAATAGTCAGTTGCTACTATTTCTTTATATATTTTGAATATATCTATGATAAATTCCTTTTTAAGCAACTCTTTTGCTTTTTCTATATTCCCTATAGCAAATTCTATTTTGGCAGGAGACAGACCATCTGCCCCCGTAAGAAATGACTCTCTGATTTTCTTGACATTGTTAGTCATTCCCCATAATTTAAAGAATAAGATAATCTGTAATATACCAAATACGATAATTACAATTAATATAAATGATGTAATTTCTTCCATAATTGTGTGTTTTATATTATACGACATGACAAATAGCGTACAAATATACAGATTTGTATATAAATTGCTAGTATTTTCTGATTTTTTAGGTGGTTTTACTTGCACATATCTTTATTGTTATTAATCATTTAATCTTTCTTCGAACTCCGCAATAATGCAATCCGCATCACCGCCATGTACCCAATTTTCTAAAACGGAGGAAAGGATTTCAATAACTTGTTCTTTCTGCCATTCAGCACCTTTCTTAAACAAGGGAACAGCATACTGTCCAATTGTCGCACTAGATGTTATGTAGTGATTCGGGTCTTTATGAATCTTATAGGCAGCATGAAGTTCTTGTATGATTTTCTCTCGTTCAATTCGAGCAGCCTTTTCTATTATTTGCTTCATATATGATTTGTTATACGTTAATAGACATTCTTTTAATATGCGCAAAACAATCATCCATAGCCTTGTCAAAAACTTCTTGACTTATGATATTTTTCTCAATCCGTTCCACGTATTCACTTGCGTAAGATGCAAGTTGGACGCTTGAATCACTATTACTTACATCTTCTCTGTTGTCAAAATATACATGTATGCAATCATATACTACTTCATCACCGATTTCATCAGTATTTACCCTAACTATCGATGTGATTTTTTCGTAAGAAGTATGCGCCATGTGAATACACTTTCCAACGAGATATTGATATTTTGCCTTTTTTTTATCGGCTTCCTGTTTCTTTAGCTTCTGTATTTCAGCTTCTAATTTCTGTATTCTATTCATTTTTATGTATGTATTGAGGATTATTCGGTAGCCTTTTTGATTGCATCACATAATACATCATAGGCAGGTTCGTCTACACAAACATACCTTAGAGCTTCTTGGCATGCTTTTAATAATTCAGGAACAGCAGCTATAAGTTTTGCCCTTTCACGCTGTCTTTTAATTCCATTTTTGTGCCCTCCAAGAGGAAAGGCTACAACAGCTAGAGGAAACTCTACGGATGTATCTTCTTTTATAAGGATTGCACCATCAGGAAAATTCGGAGTAATTGTTTCGACTGTTTTCCATTTTACTAAATCGTCTTTTTTATTCATATCTAAACAGTTTTGAGAGTTATTTAATCCTTTGCAATCTATCAATCTCGGCAGCAATGAGTGCACCAGCTTTTGCTAACTCTCTTATCCGATCATCAGGCGTAGGCTTCCACCATTCGGGAGAAAATGGGAACATGATAGGTACAT